AGAAACGGTAAGAAATGGGCTATCGCTTGCTGGAGAGGACATCCTAGTAAACAGACGTGTTACTATCCTGCATCCTCGTGGAGTTAAGTGGACTGAAGCATCTGTAGCTAAAACATTCCCGACTTTTGATGAGCTTGAAAATGGGGCTAACTGGGAAAGGGTTTATGAGCCCAAGGCCATCAGAATCGTCAAATTCATCTTTAAAATTGATTAATAGAGGGGCGCTTTGCCCCTCTATATGATTGGGAGGGATATTGTGACTATGACAAGGTACGAAAAGAGAGTTCAAAGGCTACGTGAGCACGTTTTGAAAAAACAAAAAAGAACGCCACAAGAGTCTAAAATCAACGAGCTTACGGTTGCAGAAATTAAAGCAAAACTTGATGAGTTGGGTATCGAATATGATAAAAAAGCAACCAAGGCAGAACTGATTTCGCTGCTGGAAGCAGTTCAGGGTGAAAGTCAAGAAGAATCTGGCGATGAGGGCGCTGAGTAATAGGCCCCTCTTTTTTTAAGGGAGTTGATACAGTGACCAGGGATGAAATGATAGCCAAGGTTAAAGAAAATCTAAAAATAGACAATGACGAAAAGGATCTCATAATTTCTGATGTTATCCAGGAAGTAATAAGTTATTGCAATCTTAAGGATCTGCCTGAAGAGATAGAGCCTTTCATTCGGAAGAAAGTCAAAACCATAATGTACTATGAGAAAGAAAACGGCACCGAAGCTGTGTTTGATGTGAAGTCTATTAAAGAGGGGGACACCTCTATAACCTACAACACCGATGAAGTCTCCAGAGAAACTATTTACGGTCTTTCCGACAAAGACAAACAAGTCTTAATGCAGTATCGGAGGATGCGGCGATGAGTGTATTGCAAAGACTGTGGAAAGACAGAATGGATATTTATAGATGGGTTGAGGTAGTAGAGGGAGGTATAACAAAACAGAAAGAAAAACTGCTGCATGAGGGTGTGAAATGCCATTATAGTAAAAGATCACTGGTTGACACTGGTAATGACGGAGCCCCAACACTTATCAGCTCTCATACCTTGTTTTGTGGTTTGGGTACAGATTTAAAAGAGGGCGATAAGGTTGTAGTAACACAGAGAAACGGTAGGCAGATAACACTTATGGTTGGTGAGGGATTTCCATATAGTACACATCAGGAATTTTCAGTAAAGCGAGAGGACACAGTATGAGCAGTAATTATCGCAGGAATAAGGCATTTATAGATAAGTATAGGAAAGAGCTCCGGGCCATGCTGAATGATATATCTGAGATTGATAAGAGAGTGCTAAATAAAGCTGTAAGTATCGGGTTAGCTGATGCCAAACGTAATACAAATGCTCCAACAGGATTTATGCGTAAAAGTTGGAGTGCCACACCAGCAATTAAGACTTCTGGAGGTATAGAAAAAAGAATAGTTAATACAGCATATTATGCTCCATATGTAAATTATGGTCACAGGATAGTAACTGGTGATGGGAGAACAGTCGGATGGGCGCCAGGTCAATTCATGCTTGAAAAAGCAGTCAATAAGGTTGACAAGGCATTAGAGAGTGAATTTAAGAAAGAAGTTGAGAGGGTGAAAAGAAAGCATGATAAATAATATAAAGCAAGCTATAGCAAGCAAGTTATCAGAGGTATTTACCGGATATAAAATTTATGATGAAGATATCCCTCAAAACTTCAAAAAACCATCCTTTTTAATTACTGTAATTGATCAAAACTATGGTAAAAGACTGAATAACAAATACAAAAGCACTGTCTCCTTTGACTTGGCCTATTTCAGCGATAAGGGCAAAAATGAGATAAAATCCGATTGCCAGGCTGTGCAAGTGAACCTACTCCGGACTCTTAATACATTGGACACTTTTAGAGTGCAGAATTTACAAGCTAATATAACTGACAATGTGTTACACATAACCTTTGATGTAAGTTATTCAGAGATTAAGACAAAGGAATTTGCAAAAATGCAAAAGCAAACCACGAACACAAATTTGTAAAGGAGTGATAACATGGCAGGAACATGGACCAGTCAAAATAAGATTTTGCCTGGGGCGTACATTAACTTTTTAACTAATGCCCCTTTGTCTATCACTGTAGGCGATAGGGGTATTGTTGTATTGTTGCAGGAGATGAGTGTAGGCACAGCAGGACAGATGTATCGTATTACTGCCTTGGATCAAAGTGAGTGGCCTGAAGGGGCTACTGATACGGATAAACTACTTGCTAATGAAACTCTGAAAGGTGCACAGACGGTAATAGTCTATAATTTGGGCCAAGCTCATACATCTGAGGATTTAACTGATGCCCTAGATGCACTAAAAACTATAGTTTTCAATGTGTTATGTTATCCATACGATGGAACTGAGTACGCTTCTAACAAAGCTACCATTCAGACATGGGTAGAATCTATGAGGGATGATGAGGGAGTAAAAATCCAGGCAGTGTTAGCAGGCCATAAGGCAGATAGTGAGGCAATAATCAATGTAACTCAAGGGGTAAAACTTGCAGATGGGACAGAATTGACACCTGCACAATGTACCGCATGGGTGGCAGGCGTTACTGCAGGAGCTAACATAAATCAAAGCAATACCGGACGAAAATATGTAGGTGCCGTTGATATAGTACCGAGAATGACTAAAACTGAAATGGAAACTGCCATTCAAAACGGGGAATTTATTTTTAAAGTTGATACTGCTCAAAATGTTACTGCAGTATATGATATAAATTCCCTTACCACTATTACTTCCGAAAAAGGTAAACCATTTACTAAAAACAGGGTCATTCGGACCATAGATGGTATCAACAATGATATCGTTGAGATATTTGAGAGCAACTATGTAGGTAAAATAAATAATAATGAAGATGGCAGGTCTTTATTGAGAGCTACGCTAATCGAATATTTTAACGAATTACAGAGACTTAATGCCATTCAAAACTTTGTTCCCGAAGATGTAACCGTATCTCCTGGTAATGATTCTGATGCGGTAGTAATTGACTGTTATATCCAGCCGGTAGACAGTGTTGAGAAAATTTATATTACTATTAATCTGGGATAAAGGAGGTTAGGACATGGCTGAAAATTATACTAGGTTAGCAGATACCATTTCATCCCGTGAGGGAAAGGCATATGTTACAATAAATGGACAAAATAGAGAGTTATTTGAAGTATCAGCATTAACTGCTCAAATAGATTTAACTGTTCAGGAAAGGCGTATGCTTGGCCACAGAATGACCCAGCATAAGGTTGTTGGAGCCACTGGTACAGGCTCTCTGACAATGTATTTTATGAATAGCGAGATGCTAAATCAGGCTATTCAGTATCTAAAAACAGGTAACTATAGAGGGCTTAAGCTTCAGGTTAAAAACGAAGATCCACAATCCACAATAGGTAAGCAGGAAGTGGTATTATCCAATGTAATATTGAATTCTGTTCCAGTGGCCGTACTTGACGACCAATCAGATGATCCGATAACGTTTGATACTGATTTTACCTTTGATAATATTGAAAATCTTGAGTCATTCAGAACACCAGAAAACTATAGGTAAGGGGTAGGGAAACCTGCTCCTTTCTATTTTTTAAAAGGAGGTAATTTTATGAGTTCATTAAGAGCATTTTTAAACCCAATACAGGTAGAAAATAAAGAAATAATTGTATCTAACAGATTCCAGGAAGACGGGAAGCCCGTACCTTTTGTAATTAGACCAATTACTCAAAAAGAAAATGAACAATTGATTAAGAAATATACAAAAAGAGATAAGAAAGGGAATGAAACATTTGATAGAACAGGATATATTCATGAGTTAACAGCAACTGCAGTAGTATTTCCAGATTTAAAAAATGCTGAATTACAAAAAGCATATGGCGTATTAGGAGAAGCTGAACTACTTAAGACAATGTTGTATGTTGGTGAGTTTGCAGAATTAGCTCAAGCAGTTCAAGAATTAAGTGGATTAGATACAGATATAAATGAGGAGATTGAAGAAGTAAAAAACGCATAAAGCAAGGTGATGCCGAGTTTAACTTGGCTCACTTTGCTCTTCAGAAACTTCACATTTTACCTTCTGTTCTAGCTGAGATTAGCGATAGAGAGAGGGCATTTATTTATGCAAGTATTCAGCTACGTATCGAAGATGAGAAA